CAGTATGTAGTTTGGACTTTATAGTCAGGCCAGCTGTTATCAGTAGTGTATGAATTAACATGCCACAAAAGGCGATTGTTAGGCTGAGCAGCATAATTGCCGTTATCAAGTTCCAATATATGTGCACACTTATGTTCTTGAGGAATTTCAGAATGTTCAACATCCAAGATGTTAACATCTGGGTGTGCCCAATCAATCGTAAATAAATATTTTCCATGATAAAACTTTTTGTCTAAGCCTAAAAATTTTCCTTTTAGACCATCCAACCAATCAAAGCAAGTAACACTAGGCCAGTAACTAAAACAGTTCCACAATTCCAACTCGTGCGTCTGCATATTCGGCACATCGGCTCTATCATACGATTTTTGGAAAAACGCTGAGATAGGCAAACGCCAATAGCACGCACCATTAGGTAGCATGATGTTAAATAAGAGTGCACGGCCTGATATGCTTGTGAGACCGAAGATAACACAGTCTTCGCTTTCTCGATGATGTTCTTTAAGATCATAAAGATATTCCTTTCTTATCTTACAATATATTGGTGGTATATTAGCATTTAGGTAGGACATTTAAAACTACCTTAAAGCATTTTTAAAATAATTATTTATGTAGTTTCCTATGTAGCTATCTAAAAGACTTCTAATTCCGCCATTTATTTGTTGAGGTTGTTGATTCATACCAAACTGTTGAGGTTGTAGAGATGTTGAAAAAGGTTGTTGATTTAAGGAACTTAAACTATTTCCTAACGGTTGTTGCATTGGTTGTTGCATTGGTTGTTGAGCCATTCCTGCAAGTGTAAGACCTCCTCCAGGTCGAATGCTATTATTTACAATACCTCCAAAACCACCTGCTAACTGCCCACTAGGACTTGGCCCCATATTTCCTTGAGAGCCTCCTAATTTAATAGGAGTTTGGTTATTAAATTGTTGTATAGGTTGAGATACTAAAGAGTTTAAACCCCCTCCTAATGTTGCTGATTGTAAAGGGCCCGAAGTATTAAAAGGTTTATTACCAGCATTTAAATATTCTTCATAACTTGAAAAACCTGCTCCTGGTTGTCCAGGATCATTAAAAGCTATGTATCTTCCCATATCTCCAGGTTGACGAAAACTTGGCATTTAACACCTCCATCTTCTTCTAGCTTGTCTTAGTCTAGAATTAGGATCTTTTGCAGCTTTAGGGAACATTTTCATTTGTCCTGCTGATCTTGCACAGTAAGATTTTCTTCTTGCAGCTCTTTTCTTACCAGGATTATCCTCAGTAACTGCAGTTTTTAATTTAGATCCTGGATTCTTTCTTCTGTACGCTTCGACACCTTTTTGTGTCATTCCTGCACCAGCTTTTGTAGATCGAAAATATCCCTTACTCTTTTTTCGAGAAGGCATACCTCCTTTTGATAACTTCAAAAGCTGAGCAGTATAATTATCCATTATTTGTAGTTAATGTACCAGCACTGTATTTGTCCGTAAACAAAGTATACGCAGTGATTTTAGTTGATGTTTTAAGATAAATACCTTTTGGAAACATAATTCCATCTTCAGGAATATTTAAAGTATAAACATCTCCACTTGGGACATCGCCTATAAATCTTGTAACCCCGTCACTAGAACAAAGGTTCACGAGACCCGCACCTGTTCCATCTGAAGCAATAGAGATACCTTTTAATCTTACAGGTGGAGAAACAATTTCACCAAGTAAACTAACTGCTGTTGAATCAGCATGTGTAGTTGCTGTAGTTCCGTTTGCTCCTCTAACGCAACCTGTTAAATCATTTGTAGACACTCCTGTGTACGTAATTACTTCATCTTCAATTAAAATTGTTCCACCACCTGATGGAAATCCAGTAGCAGAAGTTAATGTAATCGTAGTATCAGTCGCACTTAATGTTCCACCTTCGTTTAAGGTAGTAGCGACAGCAGCGTCAGAAGATCTAGTTGCTTGTATGTCTGCTTTAAAACTCATTTAGTTCTCCTTTAGTTGTGGCTCCCGAAGGAGCCACGGTTAAAATTATAATACTGAGTATTCTAATTCTGCAGTAAATCTACCAGCTGTAATATCAGCATTGATCGCAGTAGTAGTTGCAGCGTACAAGTATTTACTTGCAATCGGTGCAGTAATAAGTGGATCAAAAATGTGGTAGTTACCAGCTGTGTTATTGAAATTAATATCAATTTCAGTAACAGAAGCTGCAGCACTCACTTGTGGATCAAAACAAGTTACACCAGCACCTACGATTTCAGTTGGAGTGTCCACTGCTTCGTTAGTTGCTGTACCTGTAGTTGCACTTAAATCTAATTTACCAACAAGAGTTTGACCTGCAGGAGTTGTGATTAAAATCATAGCTCTGTGAATGAAAAATTTAGTTGGTGTTACGATTCCACTTGCAGCATCAGTATTTAAAGTTCCTAATTCTACAAGAACATCACCATCAGCATATGCAGTTGAAGCTGCATCTGTTCCAGCTAATGAACCAGCAAAAGTTTGGATTTTTCTTGTTCCTAAACCTGCGAAAGTTCCCTCAGCATTGAAAGATGATCTAACTGTGAATGCACCAGTTGATGTGTTTTTTGTTACAGTTTGAAATCCGTTTTCCGATCGGACTGGGCCTGTAAAAGTTGTGTTTGCCATAATATTCTCCTTTGTATAGCGTTGTTCTTATAGTCTCCATACCGTCTGCTTAGCCAGTCTATAAGAAATTTTTCTAAGTGTTTCTATTATACATAAAAAAAGGGGCGATGTGAACACCGCCCCTTTTAAGTACCCGTTGTAGGGTTAATCTGTTAACTATTAGCTAGTTGGTAAGTTTCCGTTACCAAAAATACATCTTGGATCTGAGAATCCAAAAGAGTATCTTTCTCTAGCTTTGAATCTAACGTTACCAGTATCGAAGTCACCTTCTAACGCAGTTTTAATCGGGCTTCTTTCGAAGTGTTTAAAACCATTAGGCACATCCGTTAACAAGAAGAATGAGTCAGTGTCAGTTAAGAAGTTGTTCACTCTGTAACCTTCAGGAACCATTCCCATGTTATTGATAGCGTTGATGTCATTGTCAGCAGTACCTGTTCTAAGAGTTGATTTCATCAATCTTTCAGCAGTAAATTGTAATTCTTTTGGAATTATCATTTTTCTACCGTTAAGAGCGATTTTTAATCCTCTCTCATCAACGAAACCTTGAATATCAATTAGAGCTTGCTCTAATGAAGTTTCGTTAAGGTCAGCAGCAGTTGAAAGTACGTTTGAGAACGTTCCACCATTTGATAATGGGTGATTGTTCGCAATTAAAGGTACTCCGTCACCACCAGTTACAGCAATGAACTGTGCTTGGTTAAGCACCTGTGCAGCTTTTACTTGCTTAGTGTTTGACATAGATCTTGCTAAAGCTCTTGTGTATCTTTGAGCAAGTCTGTCGTATAGGTTATCTTCAATAGCTTCTTCAGTGATTGAGAATGCTAAAGCGATTGTTTCGTGTGTGTATCTAGCCGTGTAAGCTTCATTAGCTTGGTCAAATACAACTGAAGCACCTTCTTGTTTAGTTGGTGCACCAGCGAAACCGCTTAACATTACTTCTTCTTCAAAAGCTCTGTCAGAAGATTCAGTAGTGTAGATTTCAGCATGCTGATTATCGTATCTACTGTATTCCAGGCCGAATAAAGCATTCAAACCTGGCTCTAGCTCTTTAGCTAGCTGTTGTCGTGATATAGCCATAATTATTCTCCTTTATTATACGCCTGTTCCACTTCTGTAGAAGTGTTTGTTGATTCTAACAAGAACATTAGCATTAGCTGATGCAACGTCACTGTTATTAGGGTCTTGAGAAATATCAATCGCCTGAATAATGAATGATGCGTTAGTACCAGAAACACTTTGATCTAATTGTACTTCTGATATTCCTGTTTTTGTGTTACCTGTAGCTGTAGTAACGGAATAGTTTTGAAAGATATCCGCTCTTGCAAAAACGCCGTCAGCATCCATTAAAAAAACAGCATCTGGATCATCAATTACGAAAGCCGTAATGTCAGAAGCAGCAACGCCGCCTGGATAATAGTTGCTAAAAGTTGGCTTTTGAGTAGTCGGATCTGTGTAAAAACATCCGTTAAAAACACCCACAACAGCTGTTGAATTGTTAGCTGTATGTCTTTCGATGTTACCACCAGTTACTGGTACAACCAGGTCACCTTGGTAAATCGCAGTTGCATATGAACTAGCAATTGTGTATCTGTTCTGAGCTCCAACTAGAGGTGTACCGTCAAGTTTTCTGTAAGGTCTTAGACCAAACTTTTCTACTACATTTGACATAAGTATTTACTCCTAAGTTAGTTTTTGTTTTTAGTTTATATTAGCCAACCTTTAGGTAGGATTAACAAAAAGATTAATTTTTGCGTCCACCGCCAAAG